ATGAAGTTAATCCTCCACAAAATACTTATTTTAATCACAATACATATTACTTACCAGTAAAAATATTTGGATAGAAAACAAAATATACTTATATTTATAATAAAGAATACAGGAAATATATCATGGCTTTACAAGTAACAGGATCATTTAAATTGACTAACGGAACATTTGCCGTTAATCCAGAAATTTTAATGTGCCCAAATCTACCTTATCGCAACGTGTTGAATTTACAAGCACAAGTTGTATTAACGACATCAGGTAGTGCTCCAATGCCTAGCCCAATGAACCCAGGTTATTACACAGTAGATAATCTTTACTACAACAACATTGATTTAGAACTTCTTCCAACGTCATCATTGGATAATCCATATGCTGCATTGATTGAATCTTTGGATCAACATGTAAAAGAAGATTTAGAAGCAAAACAACCAGATTGTACATTTAACATCATCTGATATAAAACAAACAAGTTATTATGGAAACAACCGAAAAAAAGTTTTTAACTGAAGAAGAACAAAAGTCATTGCAAGAACTACGTAACATGCAACGTGGTATTGTAGTTGAATTAGGCGAAATTGAATTGATTAAATTGCAACTAGCAGAACGCAAAGAAAATGCTAAAAAGTTTCTAGAAGAAGCTGCAGGCAAAGAAAAAGATTTCAGCAAAGAGATCTTTGAGAAGTACGGCAAGTGCACAATCAATCCAGAGACATTTGAAATTGACATTATCGAAGAATAATTCCAAATTCAAAATCAAATTAGCGAGTCAGAAATGGCTCGCTTTTTTTGTGGGCATACATTTGGAATCATGTAAATATTTTCATATAATATAATGAAAGGACAACTTATGACAACAACATCAAGAAAATTAGACAAAGAGCATTTAGATTCACTGCAAACACTGCGAGAATCGTTTGCTAACAATGCGTCTCAACTAGGCAGTGTGGCATTGGAGCAAATGGCTTTGACTCGCCGATTGGACTTCTTAAACGCAGAGCAAGACCGGTTATATACACAATTTGAATCATTGCGCGAACAAGAACAAGAATTAATAGAAAAAATGCGTGAACGCTATGGCGACGGTCAAATCAACATAGCCGAAGGCATATTTACTCCAGATTCAGGTTTGGCAGAATAAACCCATATTTATTATTAAAAATCATAGGAGTATTAAATGGCAGAAAGAATAGTTTCTCCAGGCGTATTTACAAATGAATTAGATCAATCATTTATCGCCGGCGGAGTCGCACAAATCGGAGCGGCTATTGTAGGACCAACTGTAAAAGGTCCTGCATTAGTTCCCACACAAATTACCAATTTTTCACAATTTCAACAAATATTTGGAACAACAACACCGGATTCATATGTTCCGTATGTAGTTCAAGATTATTTAGCAAAAGGCGGCAATGTAATTACAGTAACACGTTTATTGTATGAAGATGGATATTATTTAACTAATGGTGCTTTAGCAATCATTGCAAAGTCGGGCTCAGGAGCAAGTGCAGTTCAAACTGTAACACACGTATTACATCCAACGGCGCCAGTAACAACAGATGGCGCGACTGGGCCTTTATTTGAAGATTCTGTATTATTAGATGGCGGGTCTGGCTCATTTGCATTGAAAATTTCAGGTTCATATGCAGCAGCACCAGATTCAGCAATCGGATTTGATGGTTCATTTGCAGTTGCAGAAGGTGTTGCAATTTCAGCATCAATTGTTTCAACTAGCAATGAATATGTACCAAAAGTATTTGCAAGAAAAGCTAATTCAACAAATCATCCGGTATATGTTCAATATGAAAACATCGATGCATCAAGTTTATTTAACAACTTAGGTGATGTTACCATGGAATTAGCAAAACTTTCAAATTATGAATTTTTGCAAGACTATGCAACAGCATCAACACCATGGATTACTTCACAAAAGATTGGTTCGTCTGCAAGAAACTTGTTTAAATTTCATACCTTGTCTCATGGTAATTCAGTTAATTATGATGTTAAGATTGGTATTAGAGATGTAAAATTAGGTTCAGAAACTCCTGATCCAAATGGGTACGGTTCATTTACAGTTGATATTCGTCGAGTAAATACATCAACACCTCAACCTGGTTTAGTAAATGCAATAGACTCAGCACAAGACACTGATGGTGCACCTGAAATTGTAGAAACATATTTGAATGTTAATTTGAATCCAGCTTCTCCAAATTATATTGCAAGAAGAATTGGTACTCGTTTCCAAACAATTAACAATTCAAATCAACTTATTATTTCCGGCGATTATCCAAATATTTCAGCATATGTTCGAGTAGAAGTTGATCAATCAGTAGAATCATCATTAATTGATCCATCATTAGTACCATTTGGTTTCCGGGCAATGAATTCACCAATTCCAATGGCTTCTGGTTCATTAAATTTACGTCCTATATCATATGCAACTTCTCAAGTTGTTTCAGGTCAATATAATCCAAATAACTATTTAGGCTTTAACTTTGCTGTACAAAACAATTTGAATTATTTAGCTGCTCTTCCATCATCTGGATCTAATACTGGTAGCAATTCAGATTTCTATTTAGGTGATGTATCACAAGACGCTGCAGTTAATTTCCCTGCAGGAACTGCATATTCAGGTTCATTGCAATCTGCATTAATAGCAGGAACATTTACTACAAACGTTGCAGTTACAACTCGTAAATTTATTCTTCCATTCCAAGGTGGATTTGACGGCGCTAAACCTAATCTAAAAAAATATTCAGGTGCAAATATTACTGCAACAAATACATTTGGATTCAATTGTTCAACAGGAACGAGCACTGGAACAGTTGCATATAACAAAGCATTTACATTGTTAAGCAATACAGATTACTATGACATGAATTTGCTTGTAGTGCCAGGTATTATTGACAATTTACATCCAAATGTAACTGGATTAGCAAGAACACTGTGTGAAACACGTCAAGACACATTCTTTGTAATGGATACAAATTCATTAACAGATCCAATTGCATCAGTAGTTAATCAAGTAACATCATTAGATAGCAATTATACCGCTGCATATTGGCCATGGCTAAAAATTCCTGGTGCTAATAATGTTCCAACTTGGGTACCGCCTTCCACAGTAATTCCTGGGGTATTGGCATTCAATGATGCAAATCAAGCACCATGGTATGCCCCAGCTGGTTTAAATCGAGGAATAATTACAGCAAATGATACATATATTAGATTATCACAATCGAATCGCGATACATTGTATGAAGCTCGAGTAAACCCCATTGCTAACTTCGTAAATGAAGGAATTGTTGTGTTTGGTCAAAAGACACTACAAGCTCGTCCAAGTGCATTAGACCGCGTAAATGTGCGCCGTTTGATGATTGCTGTTAAGAAATTTATTGCATCATCAACCCGCTATTTAGTGTTTGAACAAAATACTACATCAACACGTAATCGTTTTTTAAACATTGTTAATCCATACATGGAGCAAGTAAGAGCCAATCAAGGTTTATTTGCATTCCGTGTTGTTATGGATCAAACAAATAACACTCCGGACTTGATTGATCAAAATATTTTATATGGTCAAATATTTCTTCAACCGACCCGTACGGCGGAATTTATCATTCTAGATTTTAATATTCAACCAACGGGTGCAACATTCCCAGGGGCATAAATTAAAATGATTAGTAAAAGGCAGGGTTCGCTCTGCCTTTTTTTACATTCATGATATTTATATTAAAAAATAGGAAAGAACATGGCATTAATAGATCAAGCTAATCCAAATTTAGATACAGTTCCAAATATTGACATTTTTGACAAAGCATATTCATGGGAACCGAAACGTCAGCATCAATTCATTTTAGATATAGATGATATTCCTGCATATCTTGTCAAAGCGTCAGGTAAACCAACAATTACCAATACGGCAGTTGAATTAGATATGATTAACGTTAAACGTTATGTTGCAGGTAAACACGCATGGGACACAATTACCATGACATTGTATGATGCAATTGTTCCAAGCGGCGCGCAAGCTGTTATGGAATGGGTTCGTTTGCATCATGAATCAGCAACGGGACGAGATGGATATTCATCATTTTATAAAAAAAGACTTAATTTGCATCAACTTTCTCCATTAGGTGAAATAATTGAAGAATGGCAACTTAATGGTGCATTTATTACTAGTGCAGGATTTGGAACATTTGATTGGTCAAGTGATGCAGTACAAGAAATTGAATTGACTATACAATTTGATTGGGCATTCTTGAATTTCTAATTCAAAATAAAATTTATATATTTAAAGCCCCTCAATTGGGGCTTTTTTTATGTTCGTACATATTTATAATAAAGGTTATAAGGAACATATGAGTACACATACTAATAAAATTGATTCAAACATTATCGAAATAGCAAAACAACGCTATGAATCAAAACAACGAAGCAAATTACCTAGTATTATTGTTTCGTTAGCAAGTGCCGGAAAAATTTATCCCGAATCATCTCCCTTACGAGCAGGACAAATCGAAATGCGATATATGACTGCATATGATGAAGACATTTTAACAAATACATCATACATTAAAAATGGTGTAGTATTTGATAAGTTGTTAGAATCAATTATTGTTACAGAAGGAGTAGATGTTCAAGAAATTTCAACATTTGATAAAAATGGATTAATTATATATTCTAGAATATTATCATATGGCTCCGAATATCCTGTACAAATCAAAGACCCAGAAACAGGTAACATGTTAGAACGTATCATCAATTTACGAAAAATAGGGTTTAAACCATTTGATTTGCAGTCTGACGAAAACGGAGAATTTAATTATATTTTTGATAAAATTCCTATTAAATTTACATATAATATAAAACTAGATCTATTAGACTCTTCAGTAACTGAAATGTTAGCTAATATAATTAAACAAGTAGGTGATTCTAGAAAACCAGATGATATTACAAATTTCATTCGTTATGAGTTGTTAGCTAAAAATTCTCGAGAATTTCGATCATATTTCATAAAAAATACCCCTGGTATAAATTTAACATATGATTTCGAAGGTGAAAATGGAGGCACCTTCACTGCTGGGTTTCAACTTGGATCAGACCTTTTTTGGTTTTAACCCAGAAGACCAAGTAACATTACACGATAATTTATTTAACATGATATGGCATGGCGAAGGTCGTTGGGACTGGGATACATTATACAATATGCCTATATTTCTTCGTCGCCGTTGGATGAAACATGTTACGCGCATATTAGAAGAACGTGCGGAATATCAAAAAGAAATTGCACAAATTAAAAAAAATAAAAACAAAAAAACTAGTCAAGTTGCAACACCTCCTATACAGCCTAAAATTTAGTAAGTAAATATTTATATAAAAATAAGTACTTATGACTCAGCAACAACTCATACAACGTTTAAAACAACAACCTAGACAAAGCAACGATCCAACCACCTGGGAAGATTTTTTTACATCATTAGGTGCCAGCGCAACTGGTATTATACCTGCATTAAAAGAAGTTGTAGAGATAGCAGGAAAACAAGCAGCAAATGCATTTAAAGCATTAGACTCAGAAACTACTAAAACTAATCTAGGTTTTAGTCAATTCCTACAAATATCAGAAGAAGTGCAAAAGCAGTTACTAGCAACCGCGGCCGCTGCAACATTTCATGAAAAAAGTTTTGCAAAAACATCTGCAGCAATGGGTGTTGGATTTAATGCTGCTACTAAGTTGACAAAACAGTTTATGAAAATGTCTAGTGAACAAATAGGCACCTCACAAACAACCAAAATCACTGCTGAGCAATTTTCTAAATATGGCGGCGTTATTAAAAATATTCTGCCAACCATGAAACAACTTGGTGCCGAACAAGGAAAAGGCGGCGCATTTTATACAGGGTTAATGCAAACTAATTTTTTACTAGATCAATCACTAGGATTAACCGCTCAGCAAGCAGAGGCTTTTACTCAATATGCTGCATCTAATGCAGAAAATGCCGCTCAACAAGTTCAGTTTGCTGCAGCTGTTGGTAAAGCATTAGGCGATACGGATGGAACTTTAGGTTATACAAAAATGATAACGGAAGGTATCGCCGAAGCCGGCTCAGAGATTCAATTACAATACGGCCGATTACCCGGATCTTTAGAACAAGCAACAATTAAAGCATCCCGTTTAGGTTTAAAATTAGAAGATTTAGCAGCCGCCGGCGATACATTATTAGATATCGAAAGTAGTATCGGTGATGAATTAGAATATCAACTTTTAACAGGACGTCAATTAACAGATGATCAAGGACAAAGTTTAACTAATTTATATCGAGAAGCAACGCTTCGAGGCGATGCAAATAAACAAGCTGATATTTTATCTGATATTGTACAAAAAGAAGGTGCTACTCTAGAAAATAATTTATTTGCTAGAAAGCAAATGTCGCAATTATTAGGCATACAAGAACAGCAATTAGCAGGTGCTATTCAAAAACAAAAAATTATAGAAAAAGCAAGTGCAAAAGGAATTCCAATTAACGTAGCCGATGATGGTTCGATTGCAGCTGCAGCACTCAAATTGTCTGAATCCGGAGCATTAACTGCAAAAGAATTAGCAGAGTTTCAAGAGACCAACGATCAAAGAGGAACTGAAGATCTTTTGAAACAACAATTACAAAACTCAAACGAACTATTGGTATTGCAAAAATTAGATTTTGCGCAAAATTCTACGCAAGCAATGCGAGATGATTTTACAGCAGCTGTTGAAGCAATGTCCAAAGAGCAAGCCGCTATGGATAAGGATGCTCTCAAAAATATTGGCACTACTTTATTAGGGGGGCAGACGGTTGGTTCTGTATATAATGCTTTAAAAAGTAGAGCTGGCGCCGGGTTTGCAATTCAAGCTCCATCATATGGTGGCA